ATATTTGACCACTTCCCCAAACTGATAGACACCTTGCTGAATGAGTAGTAGTGCCAGAACTCTTAGGTATTATGCAAGTATTATATGAAGTAGGTGTGAATACAGTTGTCTTTACTCCAGCAGTTATGGTTGTTCCATTTACTTTGAACGACTTAGAATATAAAGCATTGTCGTCGTCATCCCACCATATACAAACGAAATGAGAATAGGGCGCTATAGTTGTAATATAGGCGTGGCCATTATATTCTATATCTTCTGCTCCATAAGAATAAATCTCTACTGCAGAACCAAATGTAAGTGTGTTTCCAGATATAGAAACTGCTGCAGCGGTAATCTTACTTGTGCCAGTATTCTGGTTTGATAATATAGCAACTGTTGTAGAAGATTTATCTACTGATACTATATTGCTCATAGCAGAAGAAGTTGCTGAACCAGAAGAAGATACAGTTGTGCCAGATAGAGTTATGCCTACTCCATAAACTGTTCCACTTCCTTTTGTGTGCAAACACATAGCAGAAGTTGAGCCGAATACAACAACTCCCATAATATAGTTGTTGTTGAGACCATCGTCTATTTTAACAGCAGAGCCGCCATTTACTACAGCATAAACTTCTCCGAGTATATTGTTATAGCAAATCAAATAAGTAGTATCAGAAACCCTATCTATCTTAGAATAGATAGTCAAACCAGTTGAAGCAGAGGTTGCTGTATAAACTGTAGTTGGAGAGCCAAATGATATAGTGTCTCCACTAAGTGTGCCCTCTATTTTCTTTATAGTATATGTAAGACCACCATTGCTCAATTCCGTATAAGCAAATACAAAAGAAGTGTCGGATAACCTAACTACATTGCTTATAGTGAATACCTGATTAGAAGTAGAAGTTGCCATTACTTGAGTTTGTAATACGCCTTCTTTTGAGCAAATGCCCATTACATAATAAGTGCTGCCACCACCATAATAACGATAGATAGACACTGAGTGAGTGGCATCAACCATTGTTGCAAAATCTTTGCTTGTATCATATCCAGTTGTTGATACACCAGTAGATTTGTATGACCAAGAAGTAGAGTAAGGAACAAAAGAGCCATCGTTGTTTTCAAGTTTCAAGATTTCTTCTGGAGTAGCGTTGAAAGAAGTATTATCCAGATAAGCACTTATACCAGCACCAGTAGAAAAAGTAAATCCTCTTGCTGTGCTATCTATCATAGACATATCTACACCAGCGTCAGAAACTATACCATCGCCAAACTTTACAGGAGTAAATAGTTCGTTTGTAACTACCCAGTTGTCTGCATTATACTGGTCTTTAGTGTCTCCCTCAAGGTCATAGAGATAAGAGAAGGGTGGTATCAAATCTCCAACTCCTATATCACCTAACTCTTGTGCAGCACCAGGTTTAGCAATACCTTTTAGTTGAGCATAGGGGAAAAAACCTCCATTCTCGTCGCCACCCAACTTACATACTGTAGTCCAAGCGCCACCAGTATAATACTCTATGGTCAATTCATTTTTATCTAACCTTGCTCTCTGTGCTCCTTCTATTTCTGTTGTAGTTGAACCCATATAACCAGAAGGAGAAACTTGTAGATACTCATTTATCTGTGCTATCAAAGCATTTAGGAAACCAGTGGATACAGAGTTAGAGAATACAGCATTTACTGCTATATCTCCAGGGCCTATTGTTGCTGTAGTAGTTGAGCCAACTGGAGAAGAATAAGCACTCTCTGTTGTGTCTATGCAAACTCTTTTTACTCTATAATATAACAATCTACCAGTTGGGTTATCTACTGTTCCAGCATTTGGTATATTGCTATGAATATAGGTTTCTATCTCTACTCTTGTTGAGCCATCGGGTGTTCCCTCTGTTATTTCTGAGCCATCGTTTGAAAGAGAATACCAGTTAGTGTTATCCTCAGAAACTTGTAGAAGATAGTGAGATAGATTTGTCAAATTGTATTGTCTATCCCATTCTATTTTAGTTGCTTTAGTTGCAACTGGGTAAGCATAAACAGTTGGGACCGTTGGTGTTGTAGTTCCACCGCCTGCTGTATATCCCGCTTGAATGTTAGCATAGGTTGCATAAGCAGTTGTATCTAATCCAACTACTTTCTTTTCAACAGTAAGAGAACTTTCTCTATAGGTAGCAGCAAACTCTGATACACCTACAAGAGTGTGTATTCTCTTGTTTATCCATTCGCCGTCTCTATAATACCAACTGTCTTTTGTCTCAGCAACTACGCCATAGACCCATCTATCTGGCTCTATGTCTGTCCCTACTTTGCTTACTCTATCTATAATCCTTACTATATCACCTATCTCATAAAGGTCATAATCGCTTGAAGAAGTTATAGTATATTGAAAGTCAGAGTATAGGTAGTATCTCATTAGAGCGTCAGCAAGACCAACTCCATCTGCGTGTGCTATAATATACTGGCTCTCAAAAGAATATATCTCTTCATCGCCAGAGTTGAACTTTGAAATCTCTATCGTCTTATCGCCTTTGACTACTACAGTGTCGCCTACTACATTGAACTTTGTAATATGGAATGGTAATAGATTGTCTGGGTTATAGACAGCAAATGTGCCGTGCTTGTAATGATTTACAAATGTGCAAATGGTCTGGGTTATACCAGAAGCCATATCGGTATCCATATGTGCCGCAGTCGCTGCTATGATTTCTCTATTCTGGACTGTGTAAGTAATCTTAGTTGTGCTTTCGCCAGTGTCTTCGTCAATAGGGTCGTCTGTTGTATTGCCTGGATAATAACACAATGGCTGTAAATCAACACCAGCACTATCGTCGCTAAGAACCTGGTCTGTCAATACTTCGTGAGCCCACCAAGAAACCTTTGCTGCCTTATACTTCTCTTGAGTTTTCTTTATTCTTATTTCCCCAAGCATATTACCTGGGTCAGTAGCATCTGTATAACTCTCGAATAGGCCTGCTCCTGCTACACTATCTACATTCCAGTCATAAGAGCATAGGTGCCCGTGGTTGTCAAAATAGAAGACATAATGAAACTCATAGAGAAGGTTCTCTAATACATCCCAATAAGTTTTATCATCGCTTCTATCTACTATGAAGAAGTCAATAGTTTTGTCTATCTGACTTGCTGCTGTGTCATCTACGTCGTCAATAGTAAGACCGTTTATATTAGCAAGAGCAAATAGTTGATGGACTATAGAAGCACTCTCGTTTGAACTGTCCCATACTTTATAGTTAGTCCAAGATATGTTGCTGTCTATTTTCTTCTTGAGTAAATAACCAGGGTCAATACACTCAATCTTTACTCCATCTATAAGAATGGTAGAGCGTATCTCAAAGTTCTTCCTTATGAAGCCATTGAAGTAGTCATCTCCATTGTGGTCTTTAATAACTATGATATAATCTGTCTTATTGTTTTCTGCTCTTAGGAGTTTGCCGAGTATATCCCTGCTGTCTTGGTTATTAACTACTAAGTCGAAACTGCAACTATTGACCGATGGCTTCAAATCGTTGTAGAGTTGTTTAGTTGAGCGTAGTGTTTCTAATTTTACATAATCTGTTATATCGACTACAGGTTCGCCGTCATTAAAGTTTATAGTGAATAACCAATCTGCCATTTATACGGTTCCTTTAGCAATCAAACTTTCTGTTGTATCACTGATAAGTATGCTCAACTCCTCTATAGTCATTGTCCTATCTGTCATAACGCCAACTCCGTTAAACACATTTACTGTAATATAAACGTCTGGTGCTTCAGTATATTGTGCTGCAGTTGAGCCACCACCGCCACTTGTAGTTGTCTCTGCTCCTGCTGCCGTAAGGTCTCCAGGTGTTATCTCTGCTATCTGTCCAGTGGTCAAATCTCTATATGTCATATGACCCATTTTAACAGTTCCTAAACTAAGAACTCTAACTACATCTGATATAAAGTTGAATACTGCTGCGATTGCATTTGAAATAGCATTTCCTATGGCTATTAAGAAGTTAGCGACTGGTCTTATTACTTTATTGAAGAACCAAACGAATATATCCCCGAGCACTTTAATAATAGGTCCCAACATTTCCAATAATGGCATTAAAATAGCACCAAGAGTTTTTCCTATTATGTTTAGGATACCAACCATTGGAGTAAGAAGATTGTTTATCACTGGCTCTAATACTTTCATCATTGCCGTTAGAATAGTTTGCATAGGGTTCATAAGTTGCATAACAGAACTTAGTTGCATAACCATTCCTATGAGAGGGCCGAAAGCATTTGCTACATTTGCTATGACACCAAGTATATCACCAAATATACCTAAGTCAAAGTTGAAGCCGCCACCACTACTTCCACCTGTTGAAACTGGAGCAGGCTTCTCGTCTGCCATAGGTGCTGCTTTATCTGTTGCTGCTTGATACTGTGGCTCAAGCGGTCTATTTACTATATCTGTTATTGCTTTCTTCAATCCCTCTAACTCTGGAGCGAGAGGGCCTAATACATCTCCGAGTAAATCTATAGCATTTACAAATGTGTCTTTCAGAGCAGTCGGAACCATCCCTAATGTCTTATTCCACTCTTCCCCCATCTTCTTTGTGTCTATTGGAATTGGCTCTTTTATTTCGTCTATTGTTTTCTGGTCAATCTTCAAAGTAAGCATTTCTATTTGCTTAGCATTCTTGAATAGACCTATCTTCTGTCCTGCTTCTAATACTTTGTTTATGCCTGTGAGTATTTGATTTATCATCCACTCTATAGGAGTTGATATAGCATTGAGTGTAGTAATAAGAGCATTGACTACTGTCTGCCAAGCAAACTTTATTCTGCCACCTATCCATTCGAAAGCATATCTAAGTGGCTCCCAAAGTGTTATAGCAACTGACTTCAGTAGTTGCCACATTAGGTCAAGAGTTGTTTTCCATAGTTTTAATAAAAACTCAAAGACAGATTTGGCTGCATTTGCTATAAACTCTAAAGAGAATACTTTCCTTATCATATTTCCTGCTGTAGCAAATGCTGCTGCTGCTACCTCTGGGAACCTAACAAAGAAAGCAACTACTTGGTCTCTATGCTCATCTAACCAACCAGTCATCTTCTTTATTATAGGTGCCATAGCAGTTGCTGCTGCTGAAGCAAGAGTTCCTAAGATACCACCTATACTTTCTTTGAGTGAGTTGAAGTTGTTCTTGAAAATTTCCATTGAGCCAGCAACACCCGAAGCAGCGGCTTCTGCCATCCCTGCATAACCTTTCTTGATAACATCAACCGCTGCTCCTGCTTTTAGTTGTTCGGCTGTTAGTGTTTTTAGTTGTGGGAGCAACTCTCCGAGTTCTCCGGTCATACCAGCGTATGTCTTTGATATATTCTTTACTGCACCTTCTAAACTTATCATCCCTGTGGATGCTAAGTTGGTTGCTGCGTCCATTATGTTGTTTATCTGTGCTTCACCCATACCAAGAGTTGCTAAGAATGCTTGCTGTTGTATAATCGCCTCGTCAGAGAAAATAGTAACCTTACTCATAGCCAATGCTGTTTGCTTTAAACTATTGACTGCTTTACCATTGATATAAGGATTATTCTTCGCTGCAGCAATCAACCTAAGTTCAGTTTTCTCTTGTTCTCCAAATGCTTTTATACTTTCGCTAACACCCTTTACAACTGCACCTATAGAGAAACCAATACCGACTGCTTTCAGTATATTACCTAAACTCTTTGCTGCACCACCGAGTTTCTCAAGATTAGAAACAGCAGAGTTTGTTCCAGCCTTAGTATCATCAGTAGAAGTAATCCTATATTTAACTTCAGCAGCCAAAGGTTATCTCCTTCGTGGTCTTGACATAGCACTGTTCTTCATTTTAGCAGTTTGTGCTTCTTGGTCTTTCTTTATCTTCTCCACATAGACATTCTGTAATATATCAAATACTACCATTGTCTTCTGTGGTTGGTCCATAGCACCTCCAGAATACGGCAAGTGAAGATACTCACCGTTTCTTTTGCTAACACACCTAAGGAACGTTTCAATCCAGGGCCACCACTTTACCCTAAGTTGTTTCAGTTCAGCAGGTATCCTTACGTCTCCGTTGAGGACGCTTCTTGCTGCTCTTTCAACATCTTCGCGTTCCTTACTACTAAAGGGAGTGATTTCTGCCATTCTCCCATAACATACATAAAGCAAGAAGACGAAGAGATTATCAACTTCGCTACTTCTTCATTAGACGCTTGCTCTTCACCACTTGTGAAGTTATGCTCAACTATCCACTTGGGAAGATTTGTCTTCATAAACTTCAGGTTAGCGTTAGCATCGCCTTGTAGTTGGTTGCTCTCATCTACAGTTGGCTCTCTCATTACGATAAAGACCTCTGCCTTATCATATGGCTCGCCATCATCCTTATAGAAGTTATCACCAATCTCAATCTTCTTTTTGAATAGCCCTACGCTCTTCTTCAAATCCATATTGTTCTCCTTTAGATATATTTCGCTGACCTACCATCTACTAATTCTATTGTGCAGGCCTCTAAAGCGCCTTCAAGTGCTCTTCCCTCTATGGTCATTGTTATTCTATCTGGGCCACCAACGTTTGGATTAGCAGAAGTGATAACAACCTTTGGTAGAGTAATAGTCATTTTGTAAGGCGTAGTTCCACTTACATATTCTGTGCTGGTGAAGGTAAGGACTACTGCTACTGTTGCGCCTGTCTTGAAGTATGTCTCCCTGAAGGTATTCAAGTCGGCATCGAACAGAGTGTCCATTGAGATAGTTATATCTCTCTTCTGAACTTCTGGCTTTATCATATAAAGACCACTACCCATTGTCTGTTGTGGCTCTTCTATGTTGTTGCTGTAAGTGAAAGTGAAACCAGTTATAGCGTCAGAATAAGTTCCACCACCTGCTATTGACAAAGAGCCATTCTGGAACATAAATGGGATTTTATCATTATATGCTGGTGTGCCGTGGATTTCTTTGTTGGTCTCTTCTGTCTTTGCTACAAAGGTGAAGGTGCCACGTAGATAATCTTTGGCTGCTGCTTCTAATACCATCTGTGAAACTTCACAACCACAATAAGCGTGGGTGTCTGCCTTTCTATCTATAGCCATAGATATACTCGGTAGAGAAGTTAATACTCCGCCTGCTATTGGCTCCATAGTGTGAGTATAAACGTCAGAGGGGCTTTCTACTGGTGAAGACGGCTCACTGCCTAATGCACAAGCAATCAATAGAGAGCCAGCACCAGCGTCTCCATCTGCAGGTTTCATTATCATAGCCAAGTCGCCTGAGCCACTTACTGCTACAATGTCCATTCTCCTTGAGGTCTTTGCCCCAACGAGAACATCCTCTTCAACCATCTCTGGAACCCAGTTGATGCTCTCAGAGTTTAAATCTACTAACATCGCGTTTGCGTCCATCTCCTTGTAGGTGCCCCAAGCGTCCTCAAGGATGACCTGAACTTTAGCGTCCTGTCCGGAAATAACAGCCATTTTTGGCCTCCTTATACAATGTCTTTTCTAATAACTATCGTCAAACGGCAAGCCTTGAGGTCTGCTTGGCCTTGGACTTCTTGAAAATAAACTACACTCATTTCTGGAGATACTTCTAAGTTATGCCCAGAAACTCCCAGTGTATAATTCGCTGATAACATATTCCTCATAGCAGAAGCATATCTCAAAATCATATTTGATAGATAAGTTTCTCTATATCCACCTATGACTATTGTGATTTGAATACCACATTCAACTTGGTCTGAACCAGTTGTGAGTAGTTTCCAATCTTCAGCGAAAGGAATAATAGTCATATATGGCCACTTCTTTTGACTTTCTAAATCAATATAAGTGGTTGATAGGTTCTGTGTCTCTATCATAGGCAAAGGTATATCGTCTGCCTTCTCCGTAGTAATCTGAGCAAGGTAGGTGTTATAGTTTGCGAGTATGAATGCTTTGAGTGTTGCTATGGTCTCTTCTGTGTAACTATAAGCCATTATGTATTCTGCCTCACTTCTTGTGCAAGGTATTCTGACATTGCTTGCTCTGCTATTCTCATAGCCCTGCCAGTGCTAAACTCTCTATCAATCGCTGGCTTTAGATAAGGTCTTGCCGGCATCTTCACGTGTTTAGCAAATATGTCATTACCGTTTTCGTCTTGCCAATGTAGCGTCTTCTTATTCACTGGGTATATGTCTCCGCCAAACTCGTGTATCGCTGCATAAACTAAATCAGTGCCAATCTCCGCGTCCATACTACCTAATAGTTTATATGACAAACTGTTAGCGAGTTTTCCGCTTTGTCTTTGTATATGACCACCACCCTTTATTCTTGGACCATTCACATAATACGTCTGAGATATAGCAATTATATCGCTACAGATTAAAGACAACATTCTTTTAGCAACAGTAGGCATATGAGTGCTTATACTCCTAAGAAGTGCTATGAGTTCCTTTCTGCCACTTTCTTCAAGAGATATATTTACTCCACCCATTATGCTACTGACCTCACATATGGAGCTAAGTCGATAAAGATTTTGTATATGTCTGTCTCATAGAAACTCTTTGAGCCACTCTCAAAACTCTGTGCAGATACACCAAGTAATCCCGTCTTGCCGTGCTCCTTATACATTATAGTAGCCGCCTTGCAACAGATTATAGCCATAAGGCCAAGAGCATTTGCTCCTGCTGCAGTAGTTGTTGCATACCCTGCTACATAAGTAATCTTATAGTTTTCTGGATAGCCAGTGTTGAAGATATAAGTTTTACCCTCTATGTAAGTATCCTTTAAAATCATTGCTGTAATAGTTGCTGCTGCAACTGCTACGTCTTCTTCTTTTATAGAAGTCAATGTAGTTATTGGTATTGCTCTCAGATATAATCTTGTAGTGCCGTCTCCAGTATATTGTTCGTCTGTGTAAGTTTGACTATGAGGGTCATATCCCAAATACTCAATCATCATAGAAGAAGCCGCTTCTATGAAACTCTCGAGGAGACTGTCCTTATCGTTATCGCTTATGTCCAAATAGGACTTTAGCAATTCAAGTGTTGCTAACGCTCTTGATGACAGAGCCATCTTCAGCCTCCTTTTCTTTTAGAAGTGCTATGATTTTCTCTTTGCTCCAATGCTTATTGTCTTTGCTCTTTTTCAAGAGTGTCATAAGTTGTTCTTTAGAAAACTCAAACTCTTCTGTGTTCTTCAATCTCATAATACCTCTTAGAGTAGAGTAGGAGTTGCCCCCTACTCTACCACATTCTCATTTAGCAGGAAACTAAATGTTATTAGCCAGATGCAGCACCGAACTTTAGGGCTCCGAGAGAACCAGGTATTCCAACTGCTACGGCCAATCTCTGGCGAGCAAGGAAAGTGGTCTGGTCTTCGCCGAAGCGATAGTCCTTAGAACTTTCGATTGATAATCCACCCATATCTCCAACGTAGATATACTTAGGATTGCCGAACAATCCCCAAGCCTTCAACGCTGTTTCAGCGTGTGGAACCAATCCGTTAATATTTACTGGGAAACCAAACAGGTTAAACTTCCAAGGCTCATTGATTGCAACCTGTGGAAGGTTTGTGACAGCGGCCGTCAAACTTCTGATTGCTGCCCAAACTTGTGGAGCGAAGAACCACTCGGCTCCGATTAGATTTACCCAGTTAGCAGCCTCAAGAGCCGCTATTTCTGCGGTCAATATGTCGATAGTTGCTTCCTCAGCAATAGTTGGGCTGGCATCAACTCCAGGGCCATATCCTACTGTATTAGCAACCTTTGACCAACCGTCAAACTTGTGGTTTGAACTATCAGCACTATCTCCGTCAAGTATTTCTTCGTCAATCTTGAATGCGAAGGCCTCAGCGAACTCATTGGCAAGTAGTGGAGCAATAGGTATTCCACTGTCTTGTAATAGTTCGTTAGGAACCAACGATAGAGCAACTAACTTCTCTGCGCTTAGGGAAACCTTATTCACAGTAAGTTTGCTGTCAGTTACCTGAGTATTTATGGTGCCCCATCCAGCAGAGTATCCAGCAGTTACAGTTGGCAAATCCATCTTGCTAACTGGCATTGGAACTATTGATACCTTTGGTAGCATCATTGACTTTTGATAGATAAGTCGAACGAGTTCTGGCTTGAAAATAGTAGGAACGAAATAACCACCAGCCGTTGTAGTCTCGGTATAAGCGTTATCTCCGAATGTCTTCTTTATCAAACCTACGTCGTTATTCTTTACCATATGGACCCATTCTACGAATTGGTCTTCGGTCTTCTCATCCCATAGTGGGACATTAGCGGTCTTGCCCTTATTGACTTCAGCTCTTGCTCCGAGATAACCCTTGAACTTCGCGGCTGCCTCTTTGCTATCTACTATCATTGCCTTATCAACGTGGGCCTTCTCTTTTAGAATATTTTCTATCTTCTCGTCGTATGCCTTTTCTCTGGCCTCGAGAGAAGCAGCGAGGTCTTTTACCTCTTTAGCGATTGCTTCTAAGTTTTCCATTATTTACCTCTTTAGTGATTTATTTAGAACCTTCAAAGCCTCTAATAAAATCTCTGAAGATTTGGCCTCTGCTTTTTTTGTCTCTTCGAGTTTGACTTTTGTCGCTTCTCGTTCGACGTCTTTTGCTTGTGGCTTTATCTCTTCATCCTTAGTTATCAAAAGGTTTGAAATCTCTTTTTTATAAGATTTTGAAATTGCCAACGCTTTTGGATTGGCTGGTATTGAAACAGCAGATACTTCTAATAACTCCTGCTTCATATACGTAAGGCCACCCTTATCATTAGCCATAACATTTTGTTCTATAGGGTTCATAGGTCTAAATCCAACTGAGCAACCCTTTAGAATACCCTGTGAATATAACTCAAATGCTAAGTCAGCAACATCATATGTTCCCTTCTTAGCAAACTCTACTGTTCCATATAGTGCTTTATCCTTTATTGATAAATCTACAAACTTACCAACTGGGAACTTATTCTTGTCGTGAGAAACTAAGAATACAGGGTTGTTCTTGAACTCATCCAAGACCCAGCCATCTTGCATTACTATATCATTATCTCTATCTGGCTCCTCATTAGATATGAGAAACTTTATTTTCCTATTCCCTTCAGAAACTTCTTCAGGCTCATTCTCTTCTTCAGCCTCAGGAGTAGGTTCATCCACTTCAGGCTTATCTTCGTCATCCATCGGTTCATTTAGTTTCTCCTCTAAAAGTGTGTCTTCCATTATGGTGCCTCCTCATATTCTGTAGCGGCTATACCACTTGACAGTGCTGAGCCACCTTCTATCGTTATCTCAAAATCTGCCGAGTATAACTCATATACTCCATTAGTAATAGCGTCAAACAAAGCACTGCCACTATCTATTGCTGCTATGAAATCTGCAGAGTATAACTCATAGGTTCCATTAGTTAGGCCATCGTATTGAACATAGCCATTCTCTATTTCCGCTATGAAGTCTGCAGAGTATAGTGAAGCAGAAGTATCTGATAGTGTTGCAGCACCTGAGCCGTCGTAGAACCTGTCTCTATAAGTATCGGCTGCTCCACCAAATGTGGTTGCCCCTGACATTGTTCTCTCTACCCATATTGTCTTGGAAGCACCACCGGCGTGTATTGCTCCACCACTACCAGAGTAGTTGGTTATATGGATTTCTCCAGTCAAATGACCAGAGGTAAGAATACCACCAGTTATAGTTCGTGGATAGATAGCGTCAAGTTTGTAAGCCGTCCAGGAGTTTCCACCATTACATCTATAAACTGTATTCGCAGTTGCATCATACCTTATTCGCCCAACAGTTGAAACAGTTGTTGGAACTCCTGTCAAAGGTATTACATATTGTCTTTTCCAACCCATTGGGCTCCTCCCTTTACCTTGCTATAGTCAAGCGCCAAGCGGATGTTGCTGCTATGACTACTGCCGCGAATGGCTCAAAGTTGTCTTCAAATACTTCTCCGCTATAAACTGGTATAGCAGGCACATCGTTTATTGTTAGCGTTGCTGTGTTTGCTCCATCGTTGATAAAGCAAACTGTAGTTGGGTAGGGCTTCATCCCAGTATAGGTGTAAGTGAAGTTTCCGCTACCACTTGTGTAATCAACTGTCATTTTGGTTCTCCTTGTTTATATGGTTCTTCGCCTTCTAATGGCAGCATAAGACCCAACTTATCATCTTCTAATATAACGGGTATAACTGAGCATCTGCAATTACAGGCCTCTTCAGGTGGGCCGTCGCCAGGATACATAACTTTGTTAGTTCCATTAGGTCCTGTCAAAGTAAATGGGTCTTCAACTGCAACCACTTGATTTGTCCTATGGCTTTCTCTGACCTTACTATCCTGACTGTGTATCCACTGCTTTCTCTTTATCCCTAATCTTTCTATACCTCTAACTCTACCACCGTTGTAAGCAGCAGTGCTTTCTGTCCTTGCTATCACCTTGGCTCTTGTCTCTGCAGAGTTGAATACTCCCTTTATGTCTTTCACAAGAGCATTTACTTTCTCTGCTGTTTCTGGTATAGTCGCTGTAGTTGCTATACTATCAGCGATTGTTTTCAGTAGTGCTTGCTTTATCTCTTCGCCTATGTCTTTTATCTTCAACCCTCTATTTGCTAAGTGCATTTCTGCGTCGTGAATGATTGTCTTAGGTTTTAGACCTACTGCAGAATATACTCTCTTTATCCCATCTACATAAGCCTTACTCATAACATCCTTGGCAGCATCCATAAGGCCATCACCAAAGGTAAGACGATTGACAAAGTTTGTTAATACTGCCCAAGCATCCTCTATAAGGCCTTTCTCTGTGCTCTTAGAGTTATCTTTCAACTCGTTTATGACTAAAGTGTATTGCTCTTTCCAATAGTTAGTAAGTTTAGCAGCCATAATCTTTTCATAACTAACCATTGTCTTTGCTGCTTTATTCTGCTCGTATATCATAGCGGCTTCAACCATAGGTATATTCGCTGCTTTCTCTATGAGTTTCTTTCTATGTATCTTCTCGTAGATTTGCTCTTCACTGAATTGTGGAATAGCAGGTGCTCTATCTTCTGGGACAAACTCTTCAAAGCCAAACTTTAGTTTCTCATTGATAAGAGCAAAGGGAACTCCCATATTGTAGAGTTTCTCAGCCACTGTTGCTTTCTCCAACATATTCTCTTGGAGTTCTGGTATTCCAGTTGTATCAAACTCTAATCTATATGGCTTATTCAACTTCTTGAAGAAACCTACATATAGAAACTGCTCTATCATTTTCTGAATAGGTATTAGTTTAGAAGTCCAGAATGATTTCTTCGCTTCAGAGGAGTTGTTGAATGTTGCGTCAGTCAAACCTAATAGCGCCTTTGGCACTCTGAATACTTCGAGTATATTCTCCTTAGTCATTTTGGCCATCTCTATAAACTGTAGGTCTCTTGGAGATATGCCTACTGGTTGAAAACTAACTCCTTGTAATACCGGCGCCTTATTAGCATTCTGATAACCCTTTCCTGCCTTCTGTTTCATAAGGTCGTCTAACTCTTTTTCATTACTTGGGGTTAGAGGTCGTGGTCCATCTGGCTTCCAGAAGCCAGAAATCATAGGTCCGTCCTTAAACTGTCGAGTATTATACTGGTTGCTATACCATTGGAACATTACGTCAAGGCGAGCAGCAGTCAAAGGAGCGAGACCATCATATGGGTTATTGGGATGCCAGTATCGTAGAAATACTATCTGGTCTTTGTCGAACGTAGTTGTATTCTGTCCTTCTCCATATTTATATTCTTTTAATTCACCGTCTTCTATTATAGGTTTCATATACTGTGAGTTGCTTACCCACATAACAGAAGGCATAACTCCGACTGGTGAAGACCTGAACTGTTCCATTACAATATAGGCCTTCCCTGTGCATTCAAGGTTCTTCACAATAGCGTCAAAAAACATATACTGGTTCCAGTTCTTACAAGGATAAGCGAAGATACGATAGAGAGGGTGGTCTTTAGATACTGGTTCGTTGGTCTTTTCTTCTACTATTTGGAATGGTGTCTGAGAAATCATAGAACCTATTCTGTCTATAGCAGAATATACTGTTGCGTTGTTCTCAATGGGGTTGCCAACTTTGTTATAGTCAGACAACAAATCAGAAGACACATAACCTGGGTCGCCCCATATGGACGACGGAAAGAATGGTCCCCAGTCAGTTGTAGATTTAGTTATTTCTTTTGGTCTTTTGAACCTATCAAGTATTCCCATTTTGTTGTCCCCTCATATATTGAGTTCTCGCAACTCGGAAAACGTGATAGGTTGGTCGATATGTTTGTATGTAGTTATCTTATTCACTTATCCTCTCTTTTTTGATTTTTATTAATCATTCCATTCCAAATAGTTTATACTACAATCTCCTGGCTCTATAGATATGTAAGAGCAGCCCAGTTGAAATGCAAACTGGGGCCATGGTCTTTTTGGTGTTTTATTTATTAGTAATAGTTCCCTTAGATAATGGCCACTTTCTTTCATAAGTTTCATTCTCTTTCTGGTGAATTGACCCTCAACATACCAAAGAAACACTATATTATCTGCTATAGATAAAGCGTGAGAATACCAGGACGTTATATTGCTCCAAGGAGGATTTGTTATTATCCAATCAACGTGCTTAGTATAATCAAAGAAGTTTCTTCCCTCTTCTATTTCGCACCATTCTTTTGGCTCGGGAAACTGATTGTAAAAGTTTCCAGTTCCCTTGAATGGCTCTAATATAAGACCCCTTGGATTATAATGGTCTATTATGGCTTTGCATAATGTAATGGGGGTCATTATATCATCGGCTTTATCCTTGCTGTTATTATTAACTGGGACTTTTTCTTTCTTCCCTCTTCTTTCTTTACTTGCCAACTTTTACTCCTTTATCATCTTATCACCTGGAAGTTATTTGCCGTTGCCTCTGTGAATATAGCATATCGCATACAGTCCATATTATGGTCATTCTCTTTTATTGGTCTGCCCTTATCGTCCCACCTATAAGAGTAAATCTCTGATAGTGTGTTTATGCAGTTGTCTTTCACAAAGAACCTTCTCTGCTCTATAAGAGTATTGATATAGTTTATGCCCGACAGCACGTCGTTGTCTGCTTTGTAAGAGTAATACACTTCTTGTAATCTCTCGCCACCTGCAGGGTCGCAATATGCCACATAACCCTTATCTCCCACTATGTCTTTCCATCTCTTGTATATCTCTGCGTTGAATACACTCGTTGTATCTCCATATGAAGCATAGTCGTCAAGTAGATAGACATTGTCTCCAGCAAAGCCAACTAAGCAAGCAGCCATATTGAGCCCGAAGTCAAGGCCAACAGAGTATTTCTCCATAGGTGGGAGATTATAGTTGCCAGTGTCGTCTTTTCTCACAACATAGGTTTCGTCAAACTTACCATAGATAGCACCCTCTTGGCTGACCCATTCGCCGTCCCTAAACCTTGCCCGTTGATAATCTGGTAGATAGTCAAGCGATTTGATATACTCTGCAGACAGATTTTCTAAGTTATCTGCTGGGTTCATTCGCAGACAAGCATAATCTTCTGGATTGGGTAGGTCCTTGCCACTTATAGGGTCTCTCTTCTCTATGAATAGTTTGTATAGCCAATGTGCTTTAGGTGGCGGATTTGCGTCAAGAATAATCTTATTGGTTATGCCCTCTACTCTACGAGATAACCTTGTTTTACACAGCAAGAATACGTCATAGGATAACTGACTGCTCTCATTTAGGTATATTCTATTAGCACCACGGCCAAGTATCTTCTCTATTCGCTGTTGGTCGTCAAAGCCGACGAATGAGATATAGCCCTGTTGTTTGTTTATAGAAGTAGTTGCGAAATTCATATCACTGCCATATAGAATATAACTTTCACGGGGGTATCTCTCTATAACGTCTTTCATTGTGTCATCCCAGAGAGACGCTCTTGCGTGAGATAAGTGAAGTCGTCCAACTATGTGTCTAACCTTTGGGTGTGTATAACAAGACGCAACAAGGTCTTCTAAGACAATCCTTGTCTTACCACTTCTTGAGCCACCGAAAAGTAATATGTTGGGTATATTAGAGTGTAGTAGTTTTAGTGCTTCCCGCTGCTTGAGTGTATATGTCATTTATTCTCTTGTGTTAGTTCCTTATCGATAACTACTGTAATGTTTCCCGTTATATCAGAGTGGTCTTTGAGTTTCCCTAAACCACGTAATACTTCTATCGCTGCTTTCAACCTGTCTGGTATCTTCCCATCAGACAAAACCTGCTCAAGAACCTCAATGCTTGCCAACTGGATGGCGTCGAGTTCCTCTTGTAGTTTTGCATATGCCTTTGCTCTTATCTCCTTGATTTTCTGTATTACTTCTGGCTGAGCCAAGAAGTCGTCCATAACTCTGCGAGACAGTTTGTATCTATCACAGAAGAACTTCAACGGCATACGCTTGAATGCTATCTCATAGATTAGTTCATTTAGCCAAGGTGGCCATTCGCTTTGTGGCTTATTGATATATTGGTCAATGCTTATTTGATTACCTAAATTGGGCATATTGCTCCTTATCTGTTTGCATAAATAGGATATAAGTTATCTTATTTGAAAAAGGATGTTGATGATGAGCCCAAAAACTATTTCAAACATAATATATGCAAAAGAGCAAAGCAAAGAGAAAATGAGAATAGCAAAACTCGGAAAACCTCGACCCCAGTGGGTTAGAACGTCTATAGCGAGAGCAATGATAGGCAACCAAAATGCAAGAAAAAACAAAGATTGAAAAAAACCACGAGAAGTATATTAGAGCAAAACTGAGAAAAGCCGATGGACTAAATACGGAAAAAACAAAGAGAACTTGCTTTAGTTGCCATAAAGAGTTTGAAGCACTATCTCCTCGACAAAAGTTTTGCACACCTTCTTGCAGACACAAGTTCCTATATCCAAACGATAAAGAAATACCTGACTTCCCAGAAACACTAAAGAATGTGAAAAGGATAAACGTCAATTTTGTTCTTGAGCAGAAAACTCTCGATGACTTCTCTGAATACTTACATAGTATGAACTGGGCTTTTGAGGATTTTGTGCAACACCAAATATGTTTGGGAGCCCTTGACTGGAGAAACAAGAAGGCAAGAGATGAAATGAAAGAGAAAATAGAAAAAGACCTTGAGATTATGAGAGACTTTGAATATAAAACTAATCAAATAATAGAGGGTAATAACAATGACCATTGACAAGTTTGCTGAGGATAAAGAGATGGACTTAGTGGATAAAAGGTTCTTCGGGGAGTTATGCTCTGCTGTTGCAGGGTATCTACACTATCCTAAGATTTATGTTCAAGAAAGCAATCTACGAATGAGAGATTGGTCAGAGAGATTACTCAACGAGTTGCTACCCCTAATGAAAGTATTCAAATCTCGCAGGGGAATGAAGAAGAGGGTAGTTATACGAAGAAAGTAAAAGGGCAACAACATACTAAGAATGAAGTTATTTGGCTGCTGAAGAATGCCGGAAAACACATCAGTGTTGCTAATCTATTCGCCGCAATGCCGGGCTGTTATTCTTCGTTTGCTTCACCTAAGAAGAAGGAGACACAATGAATGCTCTGCTAATAATAAGTTTATCTCTGAATGGTGCTTATCTACTAATCACTGCGCTTGCTATTTGGGCTTATCGTCTTGATAAGAAAAAGAAGATTTGGTCAAAAAACTAAACAGATAAGTAGCATAATTGTTATTGTGAAAAAGACGGGAGAGCAAAGATTATTCCTGGCAAGGCGATAACACCTTTGCTCTCTTCTTTTATGCATAATTTTATTTAAGAGATAAGAAATAAAACTTACCCTTTATTCCTTATCTCTCTTTCTTTGGGCTAACCAAATGGGTAAGATTTGGTTAGCCCTTTTTGTTGAAGGAGTGTAAATGGATAGTCAAGGAATAATAGATAGAGCGATAAAAGAACACCCAGAAATAAAAGAAGATATAGAAAAAGCATTGAAAATCTCTACTCCATTTAGAGTTTCTCTATCCTGTTTAAAACTGCGCCTAAATAAAGACATATCTATTTTTAGAGATACTATAAAGTCATTGCTAAAAGAATAAGGAGTTAAAATGGATGAAAAGATTACATTAGATGACTTCAAGAAAGCAGTAGAACAAAAAACAAACGACCAAAAAGAAAATAGAGTAATAGACATTGTAAAAGATATAGACGAATACCTAAAACACACAAGAGACGAACTTAAAGAAGAAAACTTTACTATAAGTGGATACGACAACTTAGATAAGTATTTGCTTGGTTGGAGAAAAAAGAGTTTATACACTCTTGTTGGAGGGGCTGGATTTGGGAAGAGTTTGTTCCTTTTAAATTTTGCTATACAAGCCGCCAAGCAAGGCAAGAATGTTATCCTATTCACATTAGAGATGGAGAAATATACTTACACCAGAAGAGCGTATTCTATTCTATTTGAAAAGCCGCTACAGAATATACTATTTATGGATGAGAGCAAAATAAAAGAAAAACTTATTCTACACACTAAGCCAACAAGCATTACAAAGTTTGGGCGATTAAAGATTTTTGAGGGTGAGCCAAAAGAACTTTCTGTTTATGAAATGGCAAGAAACATAGAGCCAGACGACCAAATAGTAGTAGTTGATTATGCTGAACTATTGACAGCCGAGACAGATAGAAGAGATGCTTATTATTTAGAGATAAACGATATATTCTACCAACTAAAAGCAGTTGCTAAAATGTTAGACAAGCCAATAATAACTGCTGGACAAATGAATAGAGGCGGCCTTGGAGACAAGGGTGGAACTAAAGATTTCGTTGGACAACAACACGTTCAAGGTTCATTGGGAATAAACCAAATAAGCGATGTAGTATTATCAATAAAGCAAACTCCAGCAGACAAACAAAATGATGTAATTTGTTTAGATATAACTAAGAATAGAAGCGGCCCATCTTCTGTAGTTTTAGCATTTGACATAGAATATAAATCTGGGAAAATAAAAGATGTTGGATTTCCAACTGGAGAAAGAATAGCAAAAGCAGTTAAGCCAAAGGACGGTAGAGATACAACAGATAAAGTAGTAGAAAAACCAGTGTATAATAAGAAAGGAGTTCAAACTGGTTATCAAACTGCCCCCTATGAGAAAGAAGACAAAGAATATAGTAAAGAAGAGTTAGAGGCAATACGTAAAGAAAATAGGAGGAAGTATTGATGAAGTTGATTTTCCCACGACCAGAAACATTAGCAAGAGAAAGTGGAATAACTATGGTTCCCCATATCTTTTTCGACAAAGTTATGTGTAATCTAAGTCATCCTACTTGGAAAGTATTGTGTGTGTTTATTAGAAAACTATATGGATGGCAAAAAGATGCGGACATTATCTCAGAGAGCCAAATCCACGATATGACTGGATTGGGTGAAAGGACTATAAGAAGGTCTATTAGCAGATTGCTGAAAGGTAGGTTTATATTGAGGCTGGGAGAACTTACACCTAACGGTTGGAGATATAAACTAAACACGGACAAATGGATAACTCTACTATAGTGATTTTTGAACGTAGCGAAAGCGAAGTTCAAAAATATATATACTATTGTATAGCGTATTTAGGCCTCCGGCAAATAGGCCTCCCCCTGAGTTTTAGAGGAAAAATCAGTGAGAGATAGAGCAAAGCAACGAGAATATAAGCGAAAGCGTTATCAACAACTCAAAGACGACGAGCGCTTCAAAGCAATGAATAGAGACAGAGTAAATCGTTATCATAAAACCGACAAGTGGGAGAAGTTATACAACTCGGAGAAATATAAAGAGAATAGAAGAAAGTTATGGAGCGAAACATATTTTATTAAAGTTTCTCACAACGGTTATCAGTATTGGTATAAGGGAAACAAGAGATTGCATAGATTGATTTATGAGCGATATATTGGAAAAATACCTAAAGGGTTTGACATCCATCACAAAAATCACGATACTCTAAACAACTCTTTAGGTAATCTTATGCTTATTAAACATAGTGAGCATACTCGACTACACAAATTAGGAGAAATATAAATGGCACTAACAGAAGACGTAATAACTAAGAAAGCAAAGTATGAAATAGACCTTATGATTTGTTTGCCAGGTAGTGAATGGGACATCAATCAAGAAGTTTGCTTTGCAAGATTACAAGCGTGGCTAAATAACAAGGGTATAAACTATATGGTGTCAAGAGAAGGTGGCAGCAATGTTTGCTTTGTCAGAGAGAGTTGCTTAGGGATACGAACTGAACAAGCCGTTAGCGAAGTAGGCGTCTTGACCAAGCCCTGGAATGGAGAGATTGACTATAAGCATATACTTTGGCTCGATAGTGATATAATCTTTGAGCCAGAGCAAGTTGGCTATTTGCTGGAAAGCGACAAATACATAGTAAGTGGTTTCTACAAGAAGGGCAAGGGAGTTTATACTTCTTCTCTATATCACAACGCTGATAACTCAGAAAAACTAAGAGCAATGACAGACGAAGATTTTATAGTCCCCAGCGCTGAATACCAAATGGCGACTATGAATTATGGAACTGGTAATATAACAGAGCCCAAGAAAGAAGAAAGAACTGGCCTAATAAGGTTGAAGACAAATGGGATGGGCTTTGTGCTATTCAAGAAGGGCGTATTCGAAAACATCCCAAGGCCTTGGTTTCAAACAACTACAATAGATTACGGTCAAGGCCAGAGATTTGTAGGTGAGGATACCTACTTCTTCTTAACTGCAGAGAAGTGTGGCTTTGAACTTTGGGGAGACCCACGTTGCAGAGTAAAGCATATGAAAAAGAGTTTGCTTTACTGAAAGATAAACAATGCATTATTCATTTCATTTATATACACTCCTATTGAGCCCCGAGAACACTCCCTCGGGGCTTCTTGTTGTCTATGAGTGAATATAAGAAAGCATTTACTATAGCCCTTCTTCAAGGGTGGAGTTGCTCTATCTGCTTGAATAGGGGCGAAGACGCTTTCACACATAAACTCATAGGTTGCACATTAGATAACCACGAGCCGCTACTGTCTGGCTACGAAGGCGTCAGACAACTACCCACCCTAAGATTATGCCCACTGTTTAGATTTGGCGAGCACAAAGACATTCTGCCAAACAACTCACCTAAACTCTTCAACAATAAACCCCTATAATATAGAAGAAACTACAAGTTTCGAAACCGTGGTATAGTGTATCTAAGAGGAGGAGACAACAAATGGCAAAGAAGAACACTCTCAAGTATCGGCAGTTCAAGACGGCATACGGTGCAATCCTTGTTTATGAAGATGACACCGTACAGTTCATCCCCAGCAATTGGGTTTCCGAGGCCAAGGGTTTCAATGACGACCTTGACTTTGACAACTTTGAAATTGCGGAACTGATTGCCGAAGATGAGATAGAGGTAAAGTAGAAACAAGGTAAGGTATGATATGGTGTGGTGAGGCTGGTCAAGTCCCGGCACGGGGGGCCAAGGAAACTTGGCCCACTTATTTAGGGTAGAATAGTAGCCGTTGGCTACTTTATATTATGGCGAAGCGCTGCCGGGCCTGTCAAGGCTTGGTATGGCGAGGCAAGGAGTTTTCTATGAAAACTATCTCATTCGTTCTAACTGGGACAAGGCCACTTATTCCTCATAATGGGCAGTTGGCCGACCCGCTGAACAAGTTCAGCAAGGCCTCTAAGTCAATCAGCGGAAAGAAGAATAAGACAGATGATGACTATGAGCAGTTGGCGAAACTTGAGTTTATGGGTAGTTTATACCTAAACGAAAACCTTGCTCCTTGTGTCCCAGGAGATAACGTAGAGGGAACTCTAAGGGAAGCCGCAAAGAAGAGTAAGAAGGGAAAGTCAGCCCTTAGTGGCATTATTTGCTCTGGTCTTTTCGACTTGGAATATAAGGGCAGCAAGAAGCCAGAGGAACTTTGGAAAGACAGAGAGAAGTTTGCTATCACTTGCGGAGTGAAAATCAAGAAGAGCAGGATTATGAGAACTCGTCCAATCTTCAAGGAGTGGTCCTGCAAGGTTGAGGTCCAGTATAATGAGGGTCTTCTTAACCAGTCAGACGTTATCCAGTTTATGGAAGTTGCTGGTAAAGAGATTGGCCTTTGCGACTGGAGGCCTAAGTATGGTCTTTTCGACGCTAAGGTGGTGAAATAAACCAGGCACGGTATGCCGAGGCACGTTGCGTTGTGGTTAGGCAAGGGGCTCCCGGGAAACTGGGAGCCAACTTTAGGAGAGTAATATGAAAAGAATGGTTGTAGTAAATGATACTCACTGTGGAAGTTATTTCGGCCTAACTCCCCCCGGATATGGCTTTAGCCAAGACACAGACGATGAGCGAGAAATAGCAATCAGTAAAACTACTGGTGCTATTTGGAACTTCTGGGAGAACACTATAGCAGCCCTGAATAAAGAAAAGCCAATAGACATTTTGCTTATGGACGGAGATATGATTGAGGGAAATGGAGAGAAGAATGGTGGAGTAGAGGTTTTCTATACCGACAGGATGAAGCAGGCAGAAATGGCTGCTAAAGCAATGAGTATAGTCGGGGCAAAGAAAAACATTCTTGTCTTCGGAACTCCTTATCATACGGGAACTGGGGAAAACTTTGAAGAGTGCTTGAGTAAGCATATGATTATACACTCTATGCACGATGCTCTTGACCTACGAATATACGACTTTATCTTCAACGTAAGACATAAGGTAAATAGCAGCAGCGTTCCCCACGGAAGAGCAACTGCCCTCGCGAAAGAGGCGGTTTGGAACTTACTTAAAGCAGAGAGGGAAACTGGAATAAAAGCAGATTTCATAATTAGAGCACACGTTCATTATCACATTGCTTTATCAGATGGCTATCAAACTTGTATAGCAAATCCCTGTATGCAAGCGCCAGGGTCGAGATATGGTAAGAGGATTTGCTCTGGGATAACTGACATTGGCTTTTCTGTATTTGATATAGACAAGGAGGGAGTAAAGTGGGACACGAAACTGTTTCAACTAAAATACTCTCCAGAACAACTTCTAAGCCTGTAGTATTTGTTCTGCCGTTTTCTAAGAGTTATTATGATAAGATTACTGAAGATTTAGATACTAATATTTGTATTGGCTTTCAGTCGTCTAATTATACAAAGAGGGAGATGAAATCTACTAAGGTAGATGTCCCAACTCTTGAGAAGACAAGAAGGGTTTTTGATAAATAAAAACATGGTTAGGTATGGCACGACGTGTTAAGGTGTGCCTATGCAAGGCAAGGGGCCCATAGAAATATGGGCCATTTATTTGCACGGTGCGGCACGGCGGGGCTCGGCGCTGTATGGCGCGTTCTGGCACGTCGCGGCTTTTAGCCCTTAGGAAACTAAGGGCTTTTTTGTTTGCACAAAAAGAAGGGCTGGATAAGACCAGCCCTCGTGGAGTATAAATGGATATAAGGTGTCTGAGCGTTAGGACACCCAACATAGATAGCGGGGCTCCGACCAACCTATCACAGTAAGCCCTCACCCCACTATTCTATGTCGTGTGTCTTACGTGCCCTCTACTTTTATATCCTTCTGACAAGCCCTACCCGGAGCAACTCTTCCGTCGTTGAATATGACATAACTCCATAGCGTCCAAATACCGTTTTCGTCGATTGACGTTGTAGCCAAATCGTAATAGATACGTGTTGGATATACAGGGTCTATCGCTGCAGTCCAAGTGCCTGTTGCACCACTCGGCTTCTTATACTTTATCTGCAACGTAGTCGCTGTTGCTAAACTAATCTTCGTGTCCAGTCGTATTTTCAACGCTGTCTGATTTTTGTAAATGTAATCTTCTTGTGCCATTATGCTACCCACCTTATTTGTGAAATCATATCTACTACATTAGAAACTATACTCTCAAGGTCCGCTGTAAGAGTTATATTGCTTATAGCGTCGAATACTAAGTTTATTTCTGAGACGCCTTCAAGGACTTCTATCTCTGATACGGGTGGCGTTGATAATACTATTGTGCCACTACCACTATAAACATAATGCTTGCTTACGGTTCCCGTAGCGGCCCCAGAAAGCACTATTGAGCCACCAACTATAGAAATAGATATATGTTTTGTGTATAACTCATAAGTCGCTGCACCACCTAACTGTAGTGCGCCAAGTGTATGCGTGCTTACGTGTATTGAGCCAGATGCGTTACCAGATAAAAGAATGGTGCCGGTGGATGTTGAACTATACTTTTTCGATAGGAGATAAGTTGAGGAACCCGATATGGCAATCGGTCCGGCACCATCGTATAATACTATTTTACTATATTGATAAGTCGCCCATCTACCCAACCTCACTGTCCCAGAGGCAGTGTAGTATCTATAACCAAACTTGTAAGCGACTGCTGCACCGCTAAGTGTTATGCCACCAGATACAAATCTATATCTATAATTGTTGCTGTATTCTTCATAGGTTGCAGCACCAGAAAGTGTAATGCTACCGCTTACAGTCGGATAATACTTTCTGAGTTGCTTAGTTGTTGCAGCACCAGATAGAGTAATGCTACCACTCTCTATTACTGGCTCATACTCTGGCCCAGCCCAAGTATAGACAGTGTGGCTCAATCTTATTATGCCAGAGCCAGTGTAATAATGAGCAGAAGTTCCGCCAGTGTCTGCCACGCCAGATAGATATATCCAACCTCTACCTCTAAAGAACCTATCTCTTACTGTCTCTGAAATACCAGATAGAGTTGCAGACCCTGAAGCATACCACCTAAATGAGGTTTGACCTATGCCTATACCGTTTATCTGTAAGCCACCAAGCATTGAAGAAACGAATACTCTTGAGTGAATAGTAATAGAAGCGCCAGATAGAGTAATAGAGCCAAATGTCGCATTTGATAAGAAGGAATAAGTGTATGACTTAGTTGCTGCACCCGATAGAACAACCTGTCTGTCGTGGCCCCTTACTGAATAGGTGAAGTTGGGGATATAGTAATAAGAAGCACTACCAGAAGTGTGTATTCCACCGCTTACGTTTCTGTAAATCCAAATGTCTTTCAGATAGTAATAATGTGGATTTCCATATAATCTAAGTGTGCCAGTGGTTGTGTAATAAGTGTAAGCACTGCCACTTAGATAAATCATTGAAACATAGAAGTAAGGTGTGTAATATACAGAGACCCACATTGGTGGAACTGCACCGCTTAGAGTTATTGTTCCAGAAGAAGACGGTAGATAAACTAACTGCTTGCCACCAATACCAGATAAGTAAATAGAGCCACCAGCATTACCAAATCTATCTCTAACAGTTTCAGAAGCGCCACTAAGTAGAATACTTCCACCAGTTATAGAAGAGATATAGTCGTTGCTATATTCTTCATAAGCAGCGGTATCTCCGAGTGTTATATTACCAAGTCCGTCATATAAGTAAGTCCAAGTGTAATCACAGATGGCGCTGCCGGAGAATAGTATGGCACCTGCAGCAATGTATGAGATTTCAATGGTATTTTGAGCAGCGCCACTTATTATTACACTACCACCAGAATTTCCAAATCTGTCTCTGACTGTTTCGCTTATACCACTTAGTAATATAGAACCACTTTCAATAGAGCCGATATAATCGTTGCTGTATTCTAAGTAAGAAGAAGCACCAGATAGTATTACTGAGCCACCAACTATTGAGGAGATATAGTCATTTGAGTATTCGAGATATACAGCAGAGCCAGATAATCTTGCTGTGCCAGACCCTCTGTAGTTTATAGAGAATGTCTTTGCTGCCGCTCCGCTTAGTGTTATACTACCAGAAGCGATATAGACGTGGCCAAGTGTGCTTCTTGCTACTCCAGATAGCAGAATAGAGCCACCACTTACTGTTGCTATATGGTGTTTAGAATATAATAGATAAGAAGCAGCACCAGATAGAGTTATAGTTCCACTCGTATAGATTATTCTATCTACTTCTCTTATAGAAGTTCCAGATAGAGTTGTAGAGCCACTGCCGCTTGTTATTCTATGGACTTCTACGCTTGCTGTGCCAGATAGATAAGCAGAGTGTGGAGGTTGAGCCCAATAAGAGAATGGAGAAGTATCAGCAACACCTCCCATTGTTATTGAGCCATCTGCCCAATACTGTTGCTGTAGAGATATAGAGCCAACCTTTGTTCTTACATAATAAGGAGCAGCGTCATTATCATAAGCAATTACAAACTCTGTGTCTGTTATGTTTGACGTCTCTGGCAACATAACATAACTGTCGTCGAAGACATAACTATTTTCAAAATAAACTCTGTCGCCATTATGGACTATACCAACTCTTGTTCTGCCAGTGAAGTTAGTTGTATAAGGATAGGTGAGAGTATCTACATAGTTGATAACAAAGTAATAGTTGCCATATATGTTATCCATATAGGCCATTGTGAATGTGCTTATTCTATTAGTTTCACTGAATTTATATTCTGGCCCAAAGGTTATTACATTACCACTTGAAACTGTTCCTATTCTTACATATCCATCTTGGTAAGCGTAAGTGCCACTCCAAGCACCAGTGTGTCTATAAGCAACTGCAAAGTGTGTGTCGTCTATTCTGATAACGTTTGTGAAGTCAGTTTTCTTTGTTTCGTCAGAAGCAGAAGTTCCCCTCTTGAAGTCATAAGGTAAGCCGTTGCTTATCTCGTCTCCGCTTACTACAGTTGCAATATAACAAGAGCCACCATAACCATAATCGCTGTCTTTGTTTGAAGAAGCAACTACAAAGTGAGTGGCGTCAAGAGCAGCAATACTTGGATAAGTTGCATTAGATAGAGTTCTTCCACTTGGGTTAGGTGCTACAGTTCCACTATGTGGGAAGTTTATAGCACTACCAGAAACTACTCCGATTATGCTCTTCTGGTCGCCTATCTCTTTATATGCAACCGCTACGAGAGTAGAACTTAGTGTGTCTATACAATAATCGCTTGGATAAGTAGCACCGCTGCTACCAAACTGCCCCTCTTCTCCCCAAGTAATCTCGTCGCCATTTGCTATAGTTCCAACCTGTGCAGAGGTGTGGTAATCTGTAGTTGGGTAATTTCCATATCTGTGAATAGCAACTATTTTGTCAGAAGCCATTCTTGTAATAAGAATGTCTTTCTTGTGTGTATCACCACCAGTTGTAATATATTCTTCACCATAAGAAACTGAAGTGCCAGATACTGTGCCGATTATACCAATAGTGTTCTGTAAGCCAGTAGTTGGGTAATCTTCATTAGTCCAAGAAACTGCTATATGAGTATCATCTAATCTAACAACATCGTGCTGACCAGTTATTTCTGGGTCGAAGATATATTCTCCACCCCAACCTATCGGGTTAGAAGATATACTATGACCAGATAGAGTTATGACACCCGATATAACAATGTTGATTGTTAGATAAGAAGCAGCGTGTCCATATAACTCTGCACCACCAGAAGGATTACCAAATCTATCTCTGACAGTCTGTGCTATACCACCAAGCAGTATAGTTCCACTTGTTGAGGTTATTCTATTGACTTCTCTGATTACTGTGCCAGATATAGTAATAGAGCCACTACCAGATTTGCTAAATACCCTCGTATGAGTAGTAGTTGCTTCTCCATAGAATGTTATATTACCAGAAGTTTCTCTCTCTAATACTAAGGTCTTTGCTGCTGCTGAAGCAAACGTCAAACTACCATAACCACTATAGATATAGAAGCAAGCGGTCTGCCAGTTTATTCTCCCAACTACTGCTGTTCCCTTGCTACCATTCGAGGCGTCAAGGTAAGAAACTACATAGTCAGTGTCGTTCATTTTCAACGCTTTGATATAGTTAGTTGTTCCAGCGTTGAATACATATTCTGAAGCAAATGATACTGTGCTACCACTTATAGTTCCAACTATGGTTGTGCCGTAAGAAGAGTTGTTGTCGTCTCTATAACAAATAGCAAAGTGAGTGGCGTCTAAAGCAAAGACCGACGTATAGGTTGCTAAGCCAGTATTGAAAGTAGTTGCCGAGTTGAAAGATATAGAGTTTCCACTTATTGTTCCTATTACTGCTCTACCGTGTGTGCTGGTGAAAGCAACAACATAGTGTGTGCTGTCTAATAGGTAAGTAGATACTCCAATAGAATTCCCCGAATAAACTACATATTCTGAACCAAAGGATAAGGTCTTTCCAGATAGTGTTGCAACTATAGAAGTTGGATAACCATTACTGTCTGTATAAGTAATAACAAAGTGTGTGCTGTCTATTTTTATGGCAGAGATATAGTTTGTTGAAGCAGCATTGAAAACATATTCATCGCCAAACTCTATCTCATTGCCGCTTATTACTGCTGCTCTTGCTGTTCCATAAGAAGAGTTGCCACCATCAGTATAACAGATTACTATGTGTGTGCTGTCTAAACTTATTGTCCATTGGTTAGAAGTAGTTGCTTCATTAAAGTTATACTCACTTCCATAACTGATAGACCTATCTACTGCTATATTACCAACTATACATTGGCCATAACTTGAAGATGTTGTATCTTGATAAGCGATAACAAACTTAGAAGAAGAAAGCATAGCAACAGAAGCAGAAGTAGTTGTGCCACTGTTGAATACATATTCTGAGCCAAATGCTATATCGTCTATATTAGTTATAGTTCCAACTACTACTGTTCCTCTTGAAGAGTTTCCACCATCTCTGAATGCGACTATAAACTCGTCGTTATCTATTGGTCCAGAAGAGTTATGGTAAGCGATTGACTGTGCGTTGAATAAATACTCATCTCCGTAAGTGATTGAGCCGTCGCCAGTCAGCAACGACTTAGCAGAAGATACTCCAACTCCCCAAGTTTGTAGATAACCACTACCTGTATAAGCAAAGCCAAAACTATGTTCTGCTGCACCAGATAAGTGTAAATCGCCCTGTGTTGGCAGTGCTATATCTATAAAGTTTATAGAAGAGCCAGATAGAGTTATAGTTCCACTTGGTCTATAACCTGTTTCTATCTCAAATACAACAGTGCCAGATAGAACTATAGTTCCACCAACAGTTGGAGATACTTCTATAATAAAGTCAGTGTAGTTTCCAGATAGAGTTGCAGAGCCAGAAGATATAAACTCATAGCCCTGATAATATACAGCAGAGCCAGATAGCGTTATAGACCCAGAAGAGTTATAGGTTATGCTGCTTATAGATAGTGCATTACCACTAAGTAATAGTTGCCCATTAGCATCATATAGCGACACTATAGTGAAGTTTGCTGCTCCACTTAGCGTTATATTACCAGCACTTTCAAATACAAACTCAGCACTACCTAACTCACAGATTGCAGACCCACTGAACGTTATATCACCACTTGTATTGAACCTTATATCTACGAATGTATCTACGAGACCATATAATAGAATACTTCCGCTGCAAGTTGGCTCTACATTTACTTCAGATACATATTCACCAGTAAGTATAACTGTTCCAGATACGTCTCCAAAATACACGACAGTGTAAATGCAAACTGAAGTGCCAGATAGCGAGACGTATCCATCTGCAGAATAAGCATAATCATTAGCAAACTCACAGTTGCTGCTCCCAGTTAGAATAGCAGAGCCGCTTGTTTCAAACTCTAAGTTTGCTTCGGCTGTGTATTCTCCCGATAAGATTATCGACCCTGTTGCTAAACAAGAATACTGGTTTTCTATATTAGAAGATACGCTGCCAGATAGAGTTATGGTTCCACTTGCTAAATAACTAAAGTCGGGAGCATATTCACAAATTGAAGAGCCAGATAGAGTTGCTAACCCTTCGCCAGAATAACTATACTCATTGGTGTAAGAATGTGGCGCCTCGCCATTTACGACAATGACGCCATCGCCATTGAAGATATAAGAGTTGGTTTGAGATATAGTCGCGGCGCCACTGAGTTCAACGAACCCATCAGAACCAAATATAATCTCTATTACAAATAAGGCGGAGTTAGATAAAGTTAGATAACCTTGTGCTTCATATTCAAAGTGTGTTTCTGATAAACTACATATAGCAGACCCACTGAATGTTATATCTCCAGTTGTATTGAATACTACTTCTACAAATGTATCTACAAGTCCAAGAAGAGTAATACTTCCAGACGACTGATAGACGACGTTTATATCAAATGTAGTTTCGCCAGATAGAGTAATGCTACCAGAAGTAAGTGCCGATAACTCTATAGTAGAATAAGAAGAGCCAGTTAATAAGAGCGCCCCGCTTGTAAGAGGAATATAATCAGAGGTATAACTAAGCAGGGCGCCGCCAAATAAAGATATAGGACCACTACCAGAATAATCAAACTCTCTACTATGCTCACAACTTGAAGCACCAGATAGTAGAATACTACCAGTTGTTGTGGTAGAATAATCACTCAATTGCTCACAATCTGAAGACCCAGAAATAACTATTGAGCCAGAAGCAAGTGTTGATAACTCTATAGAAGAAGTGGCTCCACCTGATAATACTGGGCCCCCTTCTGTGTTAGTATAGTTGTTTTCTAATATAAAGGTAGAGCCACCAGATATAGTTATAGTTCCAGAAGAAGAGTATTCATAATACTCTATTGCATATTCATATAGAGCGCTTCCACCAAGCGTTATATTACCAGAGGTAATCTCTATAAAGGAGACCTCAGTTTCGCAAGTCGCTTCACCAGATAGAGTAATTGTCCCAGAAGAAGCAATGACTACTTCAACTTCAGAAGAGTATGTTCCAGATAGAGTTGCTGTTCCAGAAGAATAAAGTATTACTTCAACTTCAGAAGTATGACCACCAGTTAGAGCAACGTTTGCTGCTTGTGCTTCACTAATAGATACATTGTCTATGTAGTAATATAGTCCAGAAGAAGAACTCGGCTGATAACCAGCAGAAGCAACCATAGAAGTAGTTCCAACGGGAACAGTAAAATCTATTGTTATGGTTTGCCAAGCATCATAAGTATTTGCGGCTGACGATATAAAGAAAACTTCTTCAGAGCCAATATAGCACTGAACACCAACTATTATCTCTGAACCAGTTATACCAGAAGCAGAGGGGATATATATTCTCTCACTAAATCTATAAGTTTTTCCAATCTCAAGAGGAGATAGTTCTGCAGTTTGAGGGTCGTTCAATAATAAGTAAGAGAAACCAGTTTGAGTAGTTTCTAATCTATAAGAATAACTGCCACTATCTACATGGTCAGTGCTTCTTGCAACGTCTAATCCAACAATAAAACCAGTTGCTCCAAATAGATATGGAGCATCGTTTTCTTCACAATTTCCACCAACTACTAAGTTTTCTCCAAATATACCACTGCCAGATATAGTATAAACAAACTCTATAGTTGTTATAGCACCTGAGCCCAACGTTATAGTGCCAGAGGCTGTAATAGTTATAGTGTTTTCTACTTCTGTTAGACAAGTGCCAGATAAGATTATAGAACCGGAGGTTGCTATTGATAACTCTATAGTATAAGTTGAAGACCCAGATAGAGTTGCCGTTCCATCTGTAGAATACAAATAGTCATTGCCGTATTCATAAGAAGAAGAGCCAGATAGAGTTATACTACCTGAGTTGATATACTCTACAACGACATAATACTCATTTGCAGAAGACCCAGATATAGTTATACTACCTGAGCAACTATAAGCAAATGAACCCTCACACTCACATATTATTTCTCCAGATAGAGTTATACTACCTGAGCAGTCATAAGTGTAAATGTTTTCCGCTATTGTTATAGAAGACCCAGATAAGATTATTGACCCTGTTGCTTCATATATCCATTGAGGGTCAAAGTATTCTATGGCTGAAGAGCCAGATAAGATTATGCTACCAAGGCCAGTCCAATATAATGGACCAAGAGTAAATGCTGCTCCACCTAAAGTAAAAGCAGAGCCAGTAGCATCGTATAAATACAACACACCGCTGTATTCATATAACGCGGCTGCGCTTACTAATAAGGAACCACTTGCAGTATATGGATAGACCTTTGAGTAAGCAGTGCTTGATATACCAGATATGACTAAGGGACCAGCACCTGCATACGCTACCTCATAGTTAGTGCTTGCGGTTCCAGATATAGAGACAGAGCCAGAAGTGGCTCTGGAGAAATCTATAGTTTTATTTGCTGCACCAGATAAAGCAAATGAGCCAGCAGCCGTCTTAGAATAGTTATTAGTATAACTCTTAGCAGCAGAACCACTTGCCGTAGTTGAGCCAGAGGTGGCCCTGGTGAAAGATATAGTTTTGCTTGCTGCCCCGCTTGCTGTTGAAGAACCTGAGCCAGAGTAAGTTCCACCTGCTACTGCTTCTGCCCAATCTACTGTTCCATATTGAGCGTAAGTGTAATCACCAACCTTTGAATATAGAATAATAATATGTGTATCATCTAAAAATGCTATGTGGTGATAAGCGGTTCTGTCTGTCGAGATTTCTACATTTGCGTCAAAAGAAACTGTATTAGTGCTACTAATCTTTCCTCTGACTATAGATTTACTATAAGTAGTTGTGGCTCTATTCAAGAATACTAAGAAATCTTTTTTATCAGATGCTCTTGTTGCAGCGTGGGAACCATTTACATAGGGAAGTTGAGTAGAGAAAGCAACTGCAGTTCCAAATGTAGGAGTGTTAGTGCTTATTGTTGCTGCTATAGATTTATTTACTGCTGTAGAAGTATAGCCAGTAAATGTAATCATTAGTTTTCCACTGTCTATATCTACAGGAGTTATATTCCTTGCACCAGATAATACATCTACATTTGTGGCATCTACTAAAGTTTCTGAGCCAGAAGTAATAGTAGTTCCACTGCTTACTGTGTGAATAAGACATTTTATTTTATAACTATCACCGAAGTCCTTATATGAAGTAGCAAACTTAGTAGAAGACAAGAAGCAGTTTCTCAATTGTAAATACTCTAAGCCATTGAAGCCAACTCCAGCGTAAATCTGCACTACGCTGTAAAGAGTATTTGCAGATGGAACATCAGAGGATATAGTTATTATAGTAGTATAAACATCTGTAGAACTTGAGGCCTCTCTAATATATGAGACGGCTATGTGTGTGCTATCTAAAACTGTCGCCCAAGCACCCGCTCTACCAGCATAGTTTCCGGACCCTGGAGCATCAACGTTTATAGGAGTGCCAAGTGTTATAGTGTTAGAAGAAACAGAGCCTACCACTGCTCTTAGGTCTGCACCAGTTTTTGTGTATAATACTAAGAAGTGTGTGCTATCATAAGAAACTACATTATGGACTAAACAGTTATCAACTTCTTCTATTATTACTTCACTGCCAACAGATATGCTTGTTCCGCTTATACTACCTGCTTTTACTCTTGCTCTATTTGATTTGCCAGAAGTAGTAGCAGTATAAGCGGCTACAAAATGAGTAGCGTCTAACTTACAAATACTATGAATAGTAGTTGCTGCTGTTCCAGTAATAACTGCTTCAGAGCCCCAAGTAAATGTAGCGTCAGCCATTTGTATCCTTATTTAGAAGAAGTGGGCTGAGCATAAAGCCCAGCCCGTAATAAACTTTTTGAATACCCCGTCATAGTTATACGCGGAGTAATCTTCATTGTGCCACTGCTCAGTCCAAACTGAGTTGGGGCGTAATTTTAACGGAACCACCGCCAGCAATTTGTTATCGTAATGGCTCTTTATCCATTACATCTTATGGTTTCTTTTCCCATAAGTTCAGACTATATCATAACCTCTTTCGAGGTCCCCGGCGTTCGTGAGAGGATTATTTCGCCTCTTAGTCGTTGAGCCTTCCCTCTTGTTAGAGGGCTTGGTTGCTGATTGCCATTTCAGGTTTCCAGCAATTAACCAGGTTTTCATAATTTCTTATGCCGCCATTTCCAACGGTATAGCGTAGGGTCCATCAGTAAATCTTTCCGCCCAAAGCAATCCAGTGCCTGCACTGTCGGTTACATAGTATCCATAGATACTTGCTTCCGCGCCAGTGAACGTGAATGTAACCTGAGCGTGGGAACCAGTAGTTGTTCCAGTAGAAGTTACTACTGTCCAGTTGGTTCCAGTTAGAGCGTTTGCAGTATAACCGTTGCCCGTGCTTTCTGTGTAAGAAGCAAGAGCATCACCCTCTGCGGGTGTTCTGTTATTGGTGAAAAGTTTTAACTTTACGTCTGAAGCCGTAGCAAAGTTTAGCATATACTTCAACATAAGAACTTCACCAACATCAGGGACTAATAGCGCCATTGAAAACCTCCAAAATAAAAAAGAACATAGTTTTCTACCAACGGTAGATGTCATATCGGTATAGAGTTATCTTTATGCAGGCGAAAACTTTATGCCTGCCAACGACAATCTCGTGTTAGACGACGGCTTGACACTTCCGTCGTCCTCTATAATAACAGAGGCATAACCTCCATTGTTATCAGTTGCGAATACTAAATGTGCTGCTGGTCTATATCCAACTGGCAAAGTGAAAGCAGATTGTCCAGCAGTTCCGTCTTTTATTACTCCCTTCAATTCTATATCTCCATCTGGGTTTATTCTATAAGCAGCAGTATCATAACTACTTCCATAATCTACCCAAGAGTTTGTGAAAGAAGCAGGAGCAGTCCAATCAGAGTTTAGTCCTCTTACTTTACCTGTGCATATTATACTTCCGCCACTCTTTGGTATAATGAGCAAATCTAAGTCCTCATCTATAGAGACAGACCAAGGATTATCGCTGTTGTAATGTTCTATAAATGTTGTTTCGCTAATATAAGTGCCAGGATTGAATAATATGTCGTCCCACCATTGTCTCTGTGCCCTTGAGAATATAGTCATAGAAACTGGAGAAGAGTTTCTTGAAGCAACTGTTATATCGCTTATAGTTGTATCATCGTCTATAGAGAACTCAAACTTCGCTGTGTCATAACCAATACCCAAGTGAATAAGACCAGTTGATAACACTGCAGAATAAACACTGTCGTCTGATATAGATAGACCAGCGTTGTATAATCTAAACTGTAATTTGTTGTCTCCACTATATTGACCAGCATAAACGCTAAACTTCATATAAGAAAAATAAGCATAGAAAGAATATATTTGACCACTTCCCCAAACTGATAGACACCTTGCTGAATGAGTAGTAGTGCCAGAACTCTTAGGTATTATGCAAGTATTATATGAAGTAGGTGTGAATACAGTTGTCTTTACTCCAGCAG